TCATGTGCTGTGATTCTGTCACTGGCTAACTCAAAGTATTGGGGGTCTTTCTCAATCCCTATGAAGTTGCGGCCAGTGTTAAGGCAGGCTATTCCTGTGGAACCGGAACCCATACAGTTGTCAAGCACTGTCTCCCCATCTAGGGTGTAAGTTCGGATGAAGTATTCAAGTAGTGGGACGGGCTTTTGGGTAGGATGCAACTGGTCTTGCCTTCTCCACTTCTGCTGAAATGCTATTACCGTCTCCGGGTATCGAAATCCGTCGTTCAAGGTCACTGAATCAGACACCACCCCTAGACCATGGTTGTTAGGTCTATCTCCATTTTTATTGCACTTCTTTCTTCTGAAGTAAGGCTCTCCTTCTCTCATAATAGGGAAGTATTTGGTTTTCCCTTTCCCAAACACGCTAATGGTCTCGTGTTTTTGCTGAGGTCTATACTTAGATGTGAACGCACTCCCACACTTAGACTTGTGCCAGATCCAGTCATACTTGAACCATTTCAAGTTAGATAACCTTAAAGAACTAGAAAAGGGCTCGGTTCCAAATATAAGTATCGCTGACTCCTCTTTTATTACTCTCCTGTAGTGTACCCATAGCTGATCAAACGGTATTACAACATCCCACTTACACGCAGTGGTGCCGTATGGCAAATCGCACAGGATCATGTCAATGGATTTGTCCGGTATATCGCCCATCTTGTCCAAACAATCACCTTGCATCAACTGCACTCCCTGACCCATGATACCTGTACGAAGCGGTTACCACCTAGTATAGCACTAAAAGAAAGGGAGTCAATCCCCCCCCCCACAAAGGACAAAAAAAAAGACCTCCGAAGAGGCCCTTATTAAGATGATCAACCAGTGGCGATCAGTTAAAGGAAACGAGAACAACCGTGCGACCACCGATTTCAACAACTTCCCTAATCAGGGGGGTTGTACCATCGAGGGTAACAGGATCACCATCACCAACGGCAACAGCGCGGCCAGCGCCGTCAACTTCAAGTTGAGTGTTCAGGGCAATGGGGGCAGCTCCAGGAGCTACTTCAACGATCAGCATTCCGCTGGTTGCGATAGAGGCTTGGCGAGCGGTGTAAGGCTGGGCCAAAGCGGTAGGGATGTAGGCTTGGTTAACACCGATGATGGCGCCACTAAATGGAGTGTCCAGATCACCAGGGGTGCAGCACTTGTTGGCTCCGGCGTAGGTTGCATAAGCAACTACACGGAACTCACCGATTTCTACAACGCCGACGTCACCGTCTTCGTTGTCGGTAGCAGCTTCCCAGGTCTCACAATATCTGATGTATTGTTTTGCATAGACAGGTGCGATGTTTAAAGACATTTTTCTTATTTAATAAGGTTTTTATTTGTGGTTTTCTCTAGGACTTGTTTTTTACCTAGTTTAGTATGGGTTATTTTTACCCCAGTTTGCTAAGCAAACGTTAACGGTACTCAATAAAGCAGCGGCAGCGGTCATAACAACGACATTGCTGACCGGGCATAGGCAGAGTACCTATGGATTGCCACCCCAACCTTTCAAAATCCTTGCAATCTTGGCAAGTGCGGCGATCTTTCTTTGCGACTCTACGCATTTCCTTGAAGCCTTGTTCTTCTCTTACAAAGTATTCACCAAGGGAGAAAAATGAGTGGGCAGGGGATGCAATGTACCGAATGACTCGGCTAAATACACCTCTCCAGGTTTTACCAACTCCCCTTGAACTAGCCGCCTCTATGGCAGCTTGAACTTGAGGGTCTTCGATATCATAGTCAGGATTATCGAGGATGTCCTCCAACCCTGTGTCTGCAAAGTCGTAAGTCTTATTGCCAAGCATTAGAGTTCCGTCGTTTAGTCTAATTTCAGTTTCGTTCAAAAATGCGGTCAAAGGTGGTAGCATTTCCCCAACAATAATGGGCCACGCTTTCTGGAGTTTTTCTTTGGGCTTTGAACTCTCGGCCCCAAGGTATACTCCAGTCAAGGCTGAAATGAGGGTTTTGTCAATAAGTGTTCGGGAGTATTCTTCCCACCTAATCTCTTTATCTCTGAGGGCCTTGACTAATACTTTCGCTTCCTTTTCCATTATGGATTCAAGGCGGTCTAAAGTCTTAGCCCTCTTAGCTAGGGATTCAGCTTGCGAAAAATAACCCCCTCTCCTTTTGGTAACTAGACCGGTAAGTGAGAGGAGGTCCATTTATCAGCCTCTGGAGGTCCAGGGAATGGCCATTTTGATGGCTTCCAGGTAGTCAGAGGCTTCACCCCTTCTTACCATTTCTAGAGCCCTTTCGTGTGGGTCCATGTCTTCTACACTAGGCTCAAACTGCTCATTGCTGACAACTTCGTTGAAGTAAACCATGTTGGGCAGACGGCTGAGAATACCAAGCAGCTTAGAAGAAGGTGTTTCACCCTCAGAGAACTCCATAGTCCCGAACTCTAAGCCTTCGCAGAAGTTTTGCAGCTCACCTTGAGTGATAACGGCGTCAGTCAATTGACCGTTGCTATACAGACCCTCAACATAGTGAGAAATCTTCTGCTTACGGGCCATCATCTTCTGCTCTTCAAACTCACGCTTGAGCCTCTCATTCTCAGCCTTAACGGCTTTAAGTTCTTCATACATCTCGGCTGGCATACCCATAGGTTTAGCCTGAGCGGTAGAACCCATACCATAGTTCATCCCAGAACCACAGCTATAATCGGCGGCCTCGTCGTCCATCTCACCTTCCTCGTAGGTGGAGCCTTTACCCGTTTCAGTCATCGGGTCCTTGACAGCAGCAGCTTTCTTCCTGCGGGACATTTCGCCCTCCGCATGGTTGAGAGTAGCTTTGTCGCCAGACTTTTGACGAACGATTCGGACTTTGTCACTCTCGGTTGCATCACCAACCTTGACAGCCATTTCCTCGTTGTCAGGGTCTTCCTCGGAAATAGTGGGGAAGTCTGTGGGACCGCCGCTACGACCACGGGCATCTTTGCCGCTGGATACACTGGCTTTCTTAGGGGACTTAACGACACCTTCAGAATCCGGCTCACCATCTTCACCCTCAGCGTGGTCAGCGATTGAACCACCTTTCAATGCGGCTCTCTTTTGACCAGAGGTTTGGTAGAGAACACGGGCATCTTTGCTGCCTTTAACGTTCTTAACGTCAACGGCCATTTCCATATCATCGGGATCTTCTTCCGACAATTTAGATACGGAGGTAGGGCCACCGTCGCGACCATGGGGCTCGTCTCCATCGGAAACTCCCGCACGTTCTTGCTCGGGGTAATCGCTGTCGCTGTCGTCATATTGGTCATTGTTCATGACCTTTTTACGGGCGTCACCTTGACCGGCCCAGCGAGAATCTTCGCTGTCATCGCCCTCGTCGGACTTTGCAAGCTTTTCACGATCCTTGTCTTGCTCGGAATCGCTGGCAGTCTTTACTCTGTCCTTGTCTTGCTCGGAATCGCTAGTTACACCTTCACGGTCTTCTTCAGCACCTTTACCTACCATTTGGCGGTCGGCATAGCTGTCATCCTTTGACCTAGCGGTTTCAGAGCGACCGGTCATTTTATCGCCATCGGTGGCAGAATGGGTACCGAAAGTTACACGACCATTTTTAGCGGCTTTGTGGCTGACTTCGTCATAATCCATTTCCTCATCGCCTTCTTCGGCCATGAGTTTTTTCCTCATTGAGGAAGTTCTTTCCTTGTGTTGCTCTTCAAGACCTTCTTCAAAGACTTCTTGAACAACCTGAACTTTTTGACCATTGGCTCCACCGGATACTTTCCTTTTGGAACCTTCTTCAAACTTTTCAGATGTTTCATCCTCTAGGGATTCCATTTCATCCTCATCGGCCATAGCAGCCTTCATCTTTTTGGCCTTAGCTGACTCTTTGAAGGACTCCTCAGATTCATCCTCTAGGGATTCCATTTCCTCTTCATCGACCATTTTTTTCTTAGAGGTTTCTTTGAACTTTGTTTCTGGTGCTTTTGTTTCTAGATTAGCCAGTTGCTGAGCAGACTCAGCGACTTCAGCGCCTTCGCGCCCCAATTTCTTTTTCATTTCAGAAAATTGCTGATTAGGATTGTCGGGGGTGGCGTTTTGATCCGCCGAGTTTGTTGTTTCAGAGCCTGTTTCAGAGACACTTGCTTCTGTTTGTTGGTTTTGGTTATCTTCCAGTTGCTTTAAGGACTGGTCCATCTCATTTCTTACTTCATCCAACCTCTCCTTAAGCATTTCGAGGGGACCTTTTTCCATCATCATTGTTGGACCAAGTTCCTTACTAAAAATGTCATCAGGAGAAAGTGCAACCGCAAAATCAAAGACTCCCCTCTCTTCGGTAAAAGAAAGGGACTCTAGACCCTTAACTGCCGGTGGTGCAGCACCAAGCAAAGCTAAGTGCCTAGCACTCCATTTACCTTTGTGAGGGTTGATGGGGGATTCAGGTGAATAGAAGGAAATAGAAACCTTCCTGTAGTGACCATTTTTAACTAGGTCTTTAGCTGCGTCGGTGAACTCGACGTTAGCGTAAAGGTCATCTCCTTTTCTGGAGAATCCTTTAATCCACCCGAAAGAAGGTGTGCTATCATTGTCCCCAGAGTGTCCAATCACGAGGGGAGCTTCATGAATTTTTGAATCGTAAGACTCTACTACTTCTTGAAGGTCATCAGGAGAAAACTCCCTTTGAACACCCTGGGCGGAAACCTGCGGGCCAGCTTTGAATACGTGAACTTTTTTTGTAAACACTTTGCTACTTGATGCACTCTTGGTATGTTTTTACCCTAACTATTTTTCCTCACCGGCTGCGCCAGTTTCGGTAGGGTCAGGTTCTTCTAAACTTGATAAGATATCGTCAAGTTCTTCAGACTCCGTTAATTGGTTTTCTGTCGGGGCTGGTTCTTCCGGAGTTTCAACTGGGGTGGGCTCTTCGGCAGGGGGAGTGACTTCGGTTACAACCCCTTCGTCATTGACTGTCACAGCCGCAGCAGGAGTTTCGGCCGGTACTTCCTCAGGAGCAACTTCTGGGGCAGGCTCAGTGGGAGCTTCCTCAGCAGGTACTTCCTCAGGAGCAACTTCTGGGGCAGGCTCAGCAGGGGCCTCAGCCGGTACAGCAGCCTCTGGTGCGGGCTCAGTGGGAGCAGCCTCATCACCAAATATTGAGTTAAATAGATCCTTGTCTTTATCTGGGTCGAAGTTGACTTCGGCGTTGGGGTCCTCTTGACCAGGGAATAGAGGCTTAAGCTCATCTTCCAAATCAACTCGGAAGTGCCTCTGGACCCATTCTTTCCTGGGCTTGAAACCGTTCTGAATAAGTAGAGAAACGTCAGCGACTGTCAGTGGTGATTCCTCGATGCGGAACTCCCTTGTAAGAGAAGGTGAGGCAACGTCAGTTCCAAAGTTAAGGTCAACGATCCAACGAATCAAGGTCTTAGTCAGCAAGTGGGAGATTATTTCGGAAGTCTCAGATGCTCTAGTAACTCTAACCAGGTTTGCCACCTGGGATGATGCTCTGGAACCGGACTCTGCTGTGCCAGCCTCATTCTCACCACAAATCAATAGGCTGATTTCTTTATCAATGTAATCAATAAGGTTCTTAAATACGTCGGGACTACCTTGCGGGTTGACGAAATCAAGTTTATACCCTTCGGGCAAGACCAATGCTGTCTCTTGGGACAGGTTGGAAATGTGATTGTAAATGGTATCAATTTCTGCTGAGGACGCACTTAGTGGAGCCGTCGCCACAGCAGTAGGGGTTGCGTACCTGTCACCATACAGGACATAAGACTCTAGAGCCCTTCTCCTAAACTTAACAAGCGGGTACAGTAACCTACCTAAGGCAGAACCGTAGGGGTCTCCATTATGCTGTGACCAGTAGCGATTAACAATGAACTTCCTCGCAGGAAGCTCCACACCCTCAAACATCCTGTTAAAGGTTAGGCATCGCATTGTGAACCCAGTTTGGGAATCCTCAGCCTCTTGGAATACAAATCGACGTTGGTCCCTCATGCGGATGTCAAAGGGGATAACGCCTCGCTTGGTCTTTTTCCACATTATTTCTCCCACCGAATATCCAACGATTGTTGCTTCGGCCAAACCTTTGTAAATTTCATCCAGAGGGATTTCGGCTAAAGTTTCAGCTACAAAATCTCTTACGGCTAAATCTCCGGGAGATTCGCTATATTCTTCAACAAACCAGGGGCGTGAAGTTATCTCCTGCATTAGTTTGGAGAATGATCCTTGAACGTGTTCATCTAGTAGTAGACGCTGATATACAGATAGGGCTCTGTTGCCACCTTTCTGGATAATTAGGTCGTCACTTGGTCTTACGATGCTGGCCCCACTCCCCGTAAAGGGAGAGGAACTACCAAACATGTAAATAGACGAAAGATTATACGGGTCACTCGTGTATGAGCTTACCTCTCCCGAAGGAACTGGGGCTGTGCGAAATCGTTGTGCCACAATATTCTCCTCAGTAGCCGAAGAAGTAAGTCAGTTTTTTACCATTGTTTCTCATTTATGTTTCTCTAAGGGGGGTGCGCTATACAGTCTTTTACCCGCTAGTTGCTGAGGGAAAAATTCACGGGGGGTTGGGGAATCCCGTCCACTGAGTATACAATGAATACACGGTAAACACCATCATCTCCTCCAGTTATCCAATCACCGCTAACTGCCAGAGATGTTAAACCCTCTACTTCTTTTGCTATTGAAGTTTGGAACTCAGAGTTAATTTGGCCAGGGTTCATGACCTCTAGCGTATGGTCTCCAACCCCGTAGTCCGCTCTCATAACTCTTTCAAAAAATCTAGTCTCTATTACGCTCCTTATCTGTTGGGCCTTAAGGGAGTAGTCGGTGCTAACCGCCAGGTTTCCGTTCTCTATGCGGAGCGGGTAGGAAATACCCCTTATTGTGGAGAAAGATAGCTGGGGGACTGTCATCGAATGCACCGGGTAATTTGAGTTTCAAGCTGTCTTACCCTTTTCCTTACTTCTTCAGGGGGCAAGTCGCTTTCAATTACTCTTTTAATTTCTAGTCTAATTTGCCCATTAGGCAATGATCCGTAAAGCGATGGCTCAACTAACAACTCTGCTTGTAGCATAGAAAGACAGAGTGCCTCTATTGAGACACCCTGATTTTCAGCTCTTTTAGCTAAGGTAGAGTGAAGTGAGTCAGGAATCTGTAGCTTTAATTCCTTGTTCATTTGACTCACTTGGTTATCACTCCAGTCCTTGAGAAATTAGCTCGTTGTTCATTTGACCAATTGACACTCTGATGAGGTCAACCTGGATTCTCTCCAAGGTCGGCACAGGAACGTCAAACACCTTGACATTCACGATACCATTCTCCAAGTTCTCAGAAGTGTTGATACGCTCGTCGCATATAACCTGGAACGCATCGGAAGGGCGAGCCCCGTAGAGTGCGCCAGCGGTATAAAGCTGGTTTAGAACGCTGTTACCGATTGATACAATCTGGTTAAACACGACACCGAAACCGTCCACAACTGTGAAGATTTGGTTGTCAAAAGCGCTCCTTAGTGAGCCATACACCACGTTCTGGATAACACGAGTGTTTACAAACTGGAACTTACGCTGGTCTGCAACAGCAGGGTTGATTCTAGTTCTACCGCCCCAGATGAAGACTGCCGTAGCAGGGTATCCAGGAAGGGAGCGAACCACGTTGCAACCGTCAGGGTTCAGCAAGTTTTGCTGAGCCGAGTTGACAGGGATTTGAACGCCCACAGCATCAGCAAGTTGATACTTGGTACCTGCGGGTGGGAACTGGAATCCTTCTGCACGGTAGCGGCGAGCTGCCACACCGGCCACATAGGAGGATGGGGGGATGTACTGTCCAGCAGAGTTCTCGATGTAAGAACCGTAGAAGGCAATGAAACCAAAGGCATTGAAGTACTTTTGGCTATCTGCATACAGACGGTTAACATTGTCAACTCCAGCCTCAATAAACACTGCTTGGGGTTCACCAGCGAAGCCAACTCCACGGAGAGCATTATCGATGATCTCAGTCGATGTGATAGCATCGAAGTTCCACAGTGTCTGAGGGAGAGTTTGCTCTTGAGTCAAGGCAAGTTCTACTTGAGAGCCGTAGCAAACGTGTGCTACAGAAGACAAGTCACCACCCAGAGCTGCAGCAGGAACAACAACCCAGTTATAAGAAGAACCGCTGAATTCAACAGCAATTCTGTCTCCGTCAACAACGTCGGTTGTCCCGTCGGGGGCAGTTCCGTCGGAGGTTACATTAAAGTAGACACCTGACAGAGGGCTGATAGCGTTCTGAATCTCAAGGCTTCCGTTTCCGTTGGCCAGTCCACACGCTTCAGCATAAGCTGATACGTCGGTCAGTTCACCGCTACTTGTAGTAATGGTACCCACTACTACTTCAAAGCCCGAACCACTGCCACCAAGGTTAGCACTAGATGCCGATAGGTCATCAGTGGCTGAATACCCTAAACCAGGCTCATTGAGACTGACAACCGTGACAATTCCGCCAACCACTGTGATATCCGCAGTAGCTCCGGTTCCTGAACCGCCTGTGAGGGGAACGTTTGTGTAACTCCCGTTACCGTAAAGTGTACCACCGGTAATGGCTCCGAAGGTAAGAATAGGGCCAGTCGAGCTAGTGGCGCCTGCGTCAAACTCACCACCATAGATAGCGTCAATGGTAGGAACAAAGTAGGCTTCAGAAGCAAAGCTTTGATTGACTGTAGGGGTGCAAATGTAGTTGGCAATTACGTTGGTATTGCCACCGGGTGATACTAGACCCAACTCAGGCAACCAACCTGCTGAAGGGGTTTCACCATATGGGAAAACTCTTTCGTTACCGGTAACAATGCTACTAGTATTAAGTAGGATTGAAACATCGGGGTTGTTGCCATTGTCGCTAACAAGGCTATTAGAGCAAGCCTGGTTAATAACGGTGCCGGTAGCAAAACCGTACTTCCTGCCTCTTATGAAGGGGAAGGTTGTCAGCTCGGACAGATTAAGAGCAGTTGCCAAACCACCCCTTAGGGCAGTGTACAGAATGGTGGGATTCGTTGAAATCGCGGGTAAACCAGGATATGGAACGAATGACCCAGCCAAGTAGTTGGAACTAGATGTAGCCAGGATGAAGTTACTGTTGTCGATAACTTTCACAAAGTAGGCATTGGTAGCGCTTGAGCTGGTACCTTTGAACAACGCTGTTGTGTTGTTAAGGATGGGCTGAGTGAAGAATACCTTTTGACCATTTACCAGGCTGTGATTCTTACAGAAGAATGTAGCTGCGCCAGAGTAAGACGTTGCTGTATTGGAATACAGGCTGTCAGTTACTGTCAGAACATCGATTGTAAAACCAGAACCAATACCGGAGTTACCGAGATCAGCATCGTCTGCCGTCAGAGTATCCCCTGTGGAGTAACCGGTACCAGAGAGTTCCAGAACCACCGAGGAAACTTCCCCTAAACTATCTACAGTGATAGTTGCAGTAGCGCCAGAGCCATCGCCAGGGGCGCCATCATAAATCAAAGGTACCGCAGAGTAGACACCTTCTACGTAGTCAGATCCTGGAGACAAACCGCTTGAGTCCAAGGTTAAAATCAACCCTAAGGAAGCCGGATTAAAGAAGGTTCTGCTAATAAAAGATAGGCGATAATCTTCGGTTGATTTCTGCAGCGAGCCAGGCAAGTGCAGAGTGTTTACCGAAGCAGGGGCGCCGGAGATGTTCTGAACTAGGTTGGAAGTTTGACCGTTGATTTCAACTGGCAGGTCCCAAGCAGCTACTTCATAAGTTGCGCTAGCGGTGCTTCCAGTTGGCACATCCACATAGAAGCAACCAGCAGGAGGTGAGGTAACAAAGCTTGTCCCACCCAGGGCGATAACTTCAGTAAGGATTGATACTGCATCAGAAGACGTCTCAGCGATAAAGACAGCCTGAGGGTCAACATTTCCGCCGGAGGGGTAAGGACCGTAGACAGCAGAGTCAAATGGTGGAGCAACGATATATACATTTGCCGAAGTTTCTCCTATTGGGAGCAAGGGCAAGAAGTCAGCACCGAGGTCACTCAAGGTGACTTGCTGAATCTGGTAGTTGACTGGCCACACAGTGGTAGGATCCAGCACAAATGCACCGATTTCGGCACTCGTGGAAGAGTTAACTACGAAAGTAGCACTATCTAGAAGACCGACCTTTTCACCAATAGCTACGGTTTCAACGGACTCTTCAACGGCCACTTTAGGGTCGTACCCTGGGACCAAAGTTTGATAGCGCAATCTATCATAAGCCACATTGTTTCCAGTCCATTTGTAGATAGCGTTATCCACAAGGTACTGATTGCCAGTTACCAGGTTAGCGGCAGGTTGATGAGGTGTGTATTCCTTGTACTTGTTGATGTCAGTAACCAAGAAAGAACCAGCGTCAGCCAAGGCCATCCACTTGAAGTTATTATCTTGGCAATGGTTAGCGGCAGCAGCACCCACGGCAGAACGGCCATCAGCGTCAAACTGAGCAAACGCTGTGGGGGCTAGTAGATAGCCTTGGTCAGCTTGGCCATCAAAAGCTGTGCTGATACACTGGATGTAATCCTGAGGAACACGCTCCAGGTTGTTTTGCAGACCGACGATATTTGTGACATCGTAAACATTCTGCATGAAGACACTTGCAGCTCCAATAGGGAGCTGTTCGGTCACGACAGAAACATTTCCGTCGTATGTCGTGGCTGCGATAGTGACGTAGCTGTTCTCTGAGTTGGAAGTTGGGATAAGGTCGTTGACCATACCAAAATCCCTAACGTAGATAGCACTTCTGACACTGGGGTTTGACTCAATAGCAGACGCAATAGCGGCAGCGATAGCAGAAGAAATCTTACGGTTGTTTACTTCATCGCCACTGATGTAATCAACAGGAATAGTTACAGGGACTCCTAACCATTCTCCATCTTCGGTATAACCGGTTGAACCGTCACCAGCAACCAACTTCAGTCCGTTGAGAAGAATTTGGGCATAGACAATGTCACCAGCTTGCAAGGAAGATGGCAAACCAGATGAGCTGACCTTAGTTCCTGATGGAAGAAGCTCAATCTCAACGATTTGGTTAGGCGTACCAACTCTAACAACCCTTAGATCTCCGATTTGAGCGTTCAGGAAGAAGGAATTTACGCAGTTGTAGCTAAGGCGGGCCATTTTGGCCGTAGGAACCCCGCCCACTAGGACTTTGTAGTCAGCTAATGAAGTTACGGGAACTGGGGAGTTGAAGGGGAACCTTGTTACAGGAACATCCCCATCAGTCTCCACCAACAGGTAGGTAGTGTTGAAAGAAGCGATGCCAGCCGAAGCGACATTACCAACACGTTCGTTGATATAAGTACCGGGAGCACCAGGAGTTACACCAGTGCCAAAAGAAAAAGTTGCCATTTTGATTTTTAGTTGTTCCCCCTTTTTCCTAGCTTTTGTGTTGGCGGGGATGACTCCAACGGTGGTGCCCGTAGGCCAAAAGCTGGGTTATTTAGACAACTTATCTTACCCTTGCACCCCAGTATCAGATATGACACTATTTGCCGACCAACCGTTCAGTCTTTCGACATCTCTCAATGCTGAGGGAGAGTATTTAAGGGCTGCTGAAAGATATTCAGCCCGGTTATCGAATGGAAAGTAGTCCAAAGTAGTTGCTCCGGACGGCCTAGGGGTGATGGGAGACTGCTGAGACAGGCCCGTATAACCCCCTGAAGATCCGGGGGTATTACCGTTGTTTCTTAACACTGTACCAATGGGGGGATTTTCTATCACACTCCATTGAGGGTTCTGGTTAAGAACTTCCCTATAAGCGAGCGAGTCAGTATATAAAGCGTACCCAAGCTTTCTCCAAGTTGATCCTGACTGAAAGACTAGGTTTGCCATTTACTTTGTTATACGATTTGCTCTGGCCATTAGACGGGCACCAATTTCGGTACCTCTGGACAAGGGGAAACCACCCTTATTGGCAATGTCCTTAACTTCTTTATCTAGTTGGACGGAGGGTACAAACGGGTCAATACCGTCAGAGTCAGTCTTCCTGGAGAGCTTCTCTTTGATAGCCGCTTCGATAGACTCTTTAGATGCTTTCTCTTTGAGTCCCGAGTCCTTTTGCGTCTGAAGCTCTAGGGCGACTGGAGTAGTAGGCTCAGGCTCCACTTCTGGGGTGGCTGGGACAGTGGCCTCAAGTTCGGGGGTAGGAGCTTCAGTAGGTTCAGGCTTAACTTCCAGGGTGGCTGGGACAGTGGCCTCAAGTTCGGGGGTGAGAGCTTGCTCCACATCGGGCGAAGCGATGATTTCAGATTCTTCTGATGTGCTGGATTTTTGACGTGCCATGATTTTCTATTTTAAAATGTGTTTCCAGGCAATTTCTGGAAGTTTGTCTAAGGCGGATTGTGGGACACCCATCCAAGGTCGTGCAGGTATCCTTTTGGTACCGAACTGCTGAAATGCACCATAGAAGGTGGTGTCTACCATAAACTTATTACCCCAAGGGCGGACGACGGCTGTGTTTTGCATCTCCCCTGTTTCCTTGAGAATAATGTTATCTACATCCGGGGTCTGAGGGTCTAAGGCCGCCCAAGGACGACCGTCAGCGTCTGTCTGCGCCGCCCAGAACGGTTTGTTTTCCGTTAGCAGGATTGGAGCCCATTCAGTCTTGGTAGGACCCCACCATCCGGGTTTAAACGGTGACAGGGACCCCCTATCCTGAAGCTTTATGCTAATCATCGCTTGCGGCTTGACTTCTTCATTTGGGCCTCTTGTTCCTCAACGTGTTTCTTGTTGATTTCAATCATGGTTCTGATTTTACTCATGGGTTGACCCTCAAGCCAATCAATTGAAGAATCCCACCTCTGTTTGCATAGGTGGAAAGCTACCTCAAGCCAGTTTTCTACAGTAAGAACATTGTCCTTAAGTATGTTTTCTACTGCCCATCCGATCAAAGACTTGAATACCCTGGAAGGCACCTCATCGATAATACCCTCATTGAGCAAAATTCGCATAAAGATTGGGATAAGTCCCCCTTCTTCGCTTCTTATGATTTGAGCGAGATAAAAGTCTTTAGGGACCACCTCCCTTAAGTGAAAGGGGCCCCAGCCGTCAACCGTGACCAGGTATGTGAAATCCTCCTGGTCCTTGCTCAGGATTTTGGGTCCTCTTCAACCTCCCCGTTAGCTTTGGTAACGAGGTCAAGGATATTTTTGATGTCCTTGATTCCCATATCGGCAATGTCGTCAAACAGAACTTTGTTAGAACCGACATTAAGTCTCTCAATAAGGTAGAAACTTCTCTCAGTCTCTTTGAACTTGGACAGTTCGTTCTCCATGTAGATTAGGTCTCTACCTGTCATCTCCCTGATAACGATTTCTCTACCATCCGTAAGAGTGGTAGCGAAGGTCAAAAGGTTACTAGTGTCTGGAGACTTGGTTTCCGGCGTAGATTGTGCCGTTTCATTCGTTACTGTGCGCATTTTGTTTCATAGTGGTAATGCTTGTCTATCTTTACCCTAGCTTGCACCAGGTCATTCTCCAAGAAAAAGTCCCCTTGCCCAGCAGGCAAAGAGACGTACAGACTATTGGCCGCTTTCCAGCTATACTCAGCCCCCTCTGGGTCTTGAGCGTCTAAACGGTCTTCAACATCGTCTATCCAACTTCTAATTACTTCCTTGCGAAAGGTTGTGTCAGCCGGAAGGGGGAAGGGCATTAGCTGAGACTTTAGTTCCTGTGTTTGTATTATAGCTGCGTTTCTCCTCAGTAAACTGAGAGAAGTAATTCTCCAGTGTAAAAACTTCAGTAAACTTTTTTATGTTTTCGACAGTCTCCACCCAGCATTTATCTCCCGTTGAGAACTTGAACTGATGGGTCAAACTTTGGTAGTATGAATGTATGCCATAGAGCTTGGCCACATCTTTGACCCTTTGCAGGTCAATACCTGGTTTTGGCAGCTTCAAAGTCCAAGTGCTTTTCCAGGCACCTTGGTTGAATACAAACATTTCCCCTGTAGCGGGGTGAAACCACACACTACCTGTTTTAAAGTCTCCTGGCGGCGGCTCATTGAAGTCCCTGGGGGGCCTTACTACCTTGGCCTTTGGTAATATACCGGTGTTAGCATAAGCTTCCAACGACTCCGGGGTCAAATCAGGGTTTTCAACCCACTCCCAAAAACGATCACAATCTGCCCAGAACTGTAAAGTATCCTCCATAGTTCAATCACAGGGAGCGCATCATGTTAATTGCTTCGTGTTCTTCAAAGTATTCCTGATTATAAAGGCAGTCTACAGAGGAAGGGATAAATTTACCCTTCTTATCAAAAGGTAAAGGCCACCAATACCTACCTGTTTTGGTTCTGCAAATAGCAATAATGGCTGAGCGTACCCTGGGGGTTCTGAATTTGGAATTTTTCATAACTGTTAAATAAGTCCTTTTTTGATGGAATCGTAGCGTAGCTTTAGTTTGCTAACGGCACCAATGTCAGATAGTTGGGACATAGAATGTTCTACGCCATCTGGTTCATTTATGCCGCCGGGGTTTGAAGGTGACGTCGTCTTTTCTTCAGGAGTTTTCCTAATCCTGTGGTCGATAGCAACAGAAGAGAAGAAAGCCCTACTCAGCGGTAAATCAGGGATACCGACAGAGTATTGGAACAAAGCCCAAGTATACAAGTGGGCTATTTGGAACACCACTGCAAACTGCTCAGCATACTTTTCAGGCGTGATGAACCACACCTCGTCGTGAATGCTGATTACAAATCGGCAGGGAATCTTATATTCATCGGCCAACCAGTGGACGGCCGTTAGAATGACGGAGAGAATTTCAGCCCCCGAAGACTGAATCGTCCAGTTAACCCTGCCAGTTTTGAACTCATTGCCGACAAAACCTTTACGCATTGCAGTGGAGATCTTTGTACCAAGGCAAGGCAGTGTGGAAACCTCGTCCTTCAGGGCGATTTTCTCCATGTAGTTAAAACAACCGGAGTCGGTCCCACCCTTGTAGATGCCGTCTATCAAAACTCCCTTCTTACCATCAATCATTCGTTTAGCGAAGGTGTGAACCTCGTTCTCCGCCTTATCCGGGTACTTACGCCTAATGTAGGTCATTACTGCCCGTAGAGCGGCCCCATACAGAATTGAGAAGCCCACGACCTTGGCAAGCTCCCTGTCTACTCCCCCAATCTTTGCGAGGGCACTGTGGGGGTCTGTACCGGCCTCTTTGGAACCGCTCAGAACATTGTGCCCAAAGGGAGAACATCCAATAAACCCGCCCTCCCACTTGTCCGAATAGACTGAGGCAATTTGCATCTCTTGCCCATCGAAGTCAGCTCCCACAATCTTCCATCCGTCCGGGGCTTTAACTCTGGTTTTTAGTTCAGTGCCAATGCGCCAGCTTTTAGTCTTGCACATTGTGGCAAACAGCGGCTCTACTGTCCTTCGGGTCACAGTACCGTGACAAAGAATCTCAGGCAAGGTTACCATGGCTTTTTCACCGTGAGGATTCTTAGCCGAAAAAAAAATACGACCCCTAACCCGTTTACGCACCGACGTCCAATAGGAAGTGGCGTCAGCAATCTCCAGAGCCCTCTTTGCCTCAGGCAGAACGCTATTCAAGCGCCCCACCGCCATATCGTCTACAAAGTCCTTTGAAAACAAAGAGCCTACATTTTCACCAGTGCCCTTAGGGTGTGGAACCTTCTTCCCAAACAGTTTTTTATCTGCCTCGGTCTTTATAAGGTCCCATTCTTCCTCGTTGAGGTCACTATTGCCCTCTTCAAAATAACACCAACCGTAACCTTCTTCCCAGGTCAATGGTTGGCCTTCCCAAGTCAGCTTCAACAGTAGATGGGCCAAACGGCTTTTGACTCCTACCGGTGCCTCGGGGTCTTTGATGAATGGTCGAACCCACTGGGGGACTCCAGCATACTTACCTTTTTCAGTTTTAACTTCCCAATCCAACTGTTTGAGCCAAGGGTCTTCCCTTACCCATGCTTTTCTTTCGGAGTCAGACTCAAATGACTTCCACTCTTCATAGAATTTCCACAGCAGTTCTTTACAAATAGCGGTCATCTCGTCATTGTAACTGTGGTACACCGCTTCCGTGTCATTTATCCAATCGTCCCAGTTTGATTCCAAAGGAACAACTGAACCGTTCAAGTAATAGTGACCACAGAGAGCCACCATGGAGGGGGTGCAAGTAATATACTTTGGCCACAGGGCCTGAAAGATTCTGGCTGTGTAGAGAGCATCTTTGATAGCATAATCCACTGCCTCCCTCAGGTAAGGGGTAATGTGAATCAGTTCGGTGGCCTTCACGAACAAATCTCTAACCTCCTTGTCTGCTGGTTCCAGTGGGGCAAACCCACTCTCGCCAAAGAAAGAGCCAGCGCCACACACATGGTGATTATACACTTGGACCATTGAGTTTGTGCTCCCTTTACTGAGCCACATGGGTGCGGTATTAATCAGTCTTTTCTCCTGGTTCGTCAACGATTTGCGATCCTTCGTCGCCAGGGAATATAGCCACCTTTGCCCACTTGCCAACCCCGCTACCCCAATGTGAGCAGATAGAGTATCGAAGTAAAAGTTCTCTGGCCGAGTATTCTCCAGAGAGTAACCTTCTTGCGCCCTCACACGGTCATAAGAAATGTTATGACCGATGACAAATTTGCCTGTCCCGATAGGGATTAGATCACGCTGGTCCCATTCCTCCTTAGGTATAGACGGATCGATAAGTTCTTTGGCAATCCAAATATAGGCAGCTTTGTCACTTAGAGCAGTGCCAATAATCGGTAAAGCTCCACCTTCTACAAAGGTTTCCGTGTCAAACGTAAAGATTTTCTCAAGTGGAAACTCAACGTGCTCGATATTCCACCCCTCATTCCACTCGTAGCGAACCCAACCCGGCTCAAATACCAGTTCATCGATGGGGGGAATAGGGGGTAGCTCGCACTTAGAAAAGTAATCCCCAAGCTCCTTATAGTGGCCTACTTGCTTCTTGGCAATGGTCTCAAAGTGCTCCTTAATGTTGTCTGCCTGCAAGTCAGGCAAAGGCAAGGAGCCGTTGAATAGATTCTCAGGGTAAGCTACAGGTACGGATATATCAAACTCTCCTAGCAGGTCTATGGCCCTATTTTTCTGGGCACTGTCCATCTCCGGTCTTTTTCCATTTCCGAACACTTTTTTATATAGGTCATTGGAAATAACCGGGTAGCCTAGATCTGTGGTTTCCATTGGCGATAAGTTTGGTTAAAGTTTATAAAGGGTGCTCAGGGAGCTGTTACTTCGTTGAAGGGGGGGGGAGTCAGGCTATCTTGCACAGGGTATAGCGCACTGCCAAACCCAATATCAAACTTCCTTGCAGGGGGTTGAGCCCACCTGGGATCACCATCGGGGTTCCAGCTATGGACGCTGTAGTTGAACATGGTGGGCCTACCCAGAGTATCAGAAACTGCCTCGCCTGGGGAGCCCAGGAAATAAGAGTTGTAGTTGTTGCTCCACCCCTTATAGGGTTTGGCGATGATGTTTCCGTACTCTTCCACCCCACCGGGGCCAATGATGACCGAAATGGCTTTGGCCATTTGAACCACTCTTGGAATCATTCTCTTAAGTCGTAGTACAGTATCTTACCCGTTTTCAAAACTGGAGGGACCCGAACTCTCTGATTCCTGAAGCTTCATACGCTTCTTCTCGGTGTGTGTTCAAAGTGTTTATAGCATCGTATACGGTAGGATAGTTGATGGGTCTCATAGAATAGTTGGCTTCCCAGTCTTCCATGGTGCTGAGGGTAAATACCTCATCTTTATTCCAGAACTCCTCTTCCTCCCTGTACATCAAGGGTAGTGCCTGCTCCTTCCACCAACTCACTGACAAGTCTATCACGCTATCCCAAGGTTTTTGCTGAGTAAGCTGTGCATCACAGACCTCACGAACGGATTGTAAGAACTCTTTACCCGAATCAATGACATAGCCAACGCAGTCGGGAAGATAGTCCAGAAGGTACTTTTTCTCCCCCATAACAACGTGGCTATAGACTACGGGGAACAGGAAAGCTTGGCACATGACTTCGTAATCATCTGAGCCATCGCATATTTGGTCAACGATGAACTCAAATATTTGAAGGGTGACAGCTTTCTTAAGCTCCAAAGGATCGGTGCTGCTTGGTGGAGGTGTATCATTGAAATAACTCTCCAGTTCGCTTACCCTGTGCCTCAACCATTCAATGGTGCTGTCAGATTCCTGTAGCAGGTTATCTACCTTGTCTCCAACTTTACTTATCTCAGTGTCGATTGCGTGAATCTGACTTTGCATCATAATCGCTTTTTTCTTTAGCGAGAGAATAGAAGTCTTAATAGCAGCAGAGTTTTGAAGTAGGGAGTCTTTCACGTTAAATTGGATGGATGGTTGCTTGTAGTTGTTCTGTGTCTGCATCTAACACTAATACGTTAAATGCAAATTGTGTATCTGGGTTGGACAACAGATGAAAGTTACCTACAAAGTTATTCCCATCCGTTGAGCGTAGATAGGAGTTACCAGGTGTAGGGGGTGAACACAGGGCGATATCGCCTTTGAAGTCTGGATTCACCTTCTCAATAGCTGTTACCAACTTTTGGTAAATGGCAGAGGCTGTTGCCAACTCTCTGTCATTGTTTATGTGAGCTTTAATTTCCCCTTGGACTGCCTCCAAGCGGGAAATAAGGCCGGTATCGAATTGGATGTTGCAGATTGCTCCTTCTTCTTCTACTGAGAAGCACACCTCTTCAGCGTCAAATTCACAATCATCGAGGTCTTCTTCCTCCTCCATCTCGAACTCAAGTAAATCGTAAAAGGCAGACCTAATGGTTTCAGCATCCGGGCCGCCCAGATAGTTAGCAATGGCATAGAAGATCTTTGGGTTTGCCAGTAATCTAGAAACAGGGTAAACAATTGCCATAATCGAGTCCAACCGGTTTATCATAGCTTTGGGAGATCGTTTGTAAATCTCTCAAGTGGTTTTACCCCCATTTTCAGACTTGACTTCTGACAAATTTGCAACTTTAATCCCTTTCCCGCCGGGTTTACCCCGCTTCAGAGTGAGATCTAGTTTAGAGGGTTTCTTGCGGGTTGATACCCAAGCGACAGAGAAGGTCCCTTCTCCGAAGTAAGTGAGTACAGCTCCTTCGGGCAACCACTGTTTACCCGTACTTGTTGTTTTGCAAAGGTCTTCCCCGGACAGTGTCATGGCCTTGAGCTGGCCCTCTAGCTCAAATACTGCCAGGTAAACTCGCTTGGAGACCTCAGCTTCAGGTTTAGCAATGGCGACTTTGGAGTAAGCGTTAGAAATTGTGCCCTTGAATGTGGCTGGCACCTTTTTGAGCATACCGTCCTCAGTCATAAGGATAACTTTGTCCTTAGAGTCTACGACAAGCGCACCTCTCGGACCCTTGACTTGTTCGACGGTTCCCTTCTTGGTATCCACCATCATAAACCGGGGCTTGGAGGCGGTTAGTGGCGCCTTGGTTCTAGCTCCAGGGGAAACGGATACGGAACTAGCCGGGGGCTCCACCAGGGGGCTTCTACGGGCTTCTCCGTGGCGCTTGCCCAGCTCAGTTAGTTCCTCAAGCATGTAGAGCTTGCGGGCGGTAGTACCGCTGGTTTCATCACTGACAAGTTCTTCCAACTCATCGATTCTTGCTTGTAGGGAGTTGCCTTCTGCGGTAAGGTCAGTCTGGTCCAACCCAGTAAGCTGCCTCAGACGCATCTCAAGGATTGCTTCTGCCTGCCTATCGGAAAACTTAAATGGGGTTGCCATCAAAGAGGCTTTAGCCTCTGCCTTATCCTTAGTGGCCCTAATCTTTTTGATGACAAGGTCCATTCTGTCGATGGCTTTCAGCAAACCTAGCACAATGTGCAGGCGAGCTTCTTTCAGTTCAAGCTCATGTTCAAACTTGACTTGGAGCCTATCGAGCCTCCAATTTACCCATCGTTGGCAGATTTGGATGGGAGAAAGTTCTACAGGCTTAATGCCATCGATTACCAAAGTCTTGGCAGAGAACTTTGTATCTAGGTCAGTATAGGCGTAGAGAAGTTTTTTCAGATTCTCAGGGTCAACTCCAGGTTTAGCCACAACCTCAATGCAATCGCCAGACATGTCCGACAGGTCATTGACCTCAGCTACCCCTTCAATTCGTCCCTTCTCTAATTCGTTCTTAATCTGTTCCCCAAGCTTTTCGGGATTGGTGCCGGGAGGGAGATTAGTGAAGGAAAGAGTTGGGCGATTTTTAGCGCGACCGTCCCGTTTCTGTTCACCCGTTTTGACACACGCCATACAGCGTATACTACCGCTACCTGTCTTGGTGTAGTTATCAAGCTGCTCATCTTTGATGATTTGTGTACCTGTGGGGAAGTCTGGGAGCAACCCTTCCCTGGCTTTGCGAAGATTTTCCAGGTGGGCTTTCTCCGTAGCGGTATCCTTGCAGATCAACTTTACAGCGTCGATTATTGACCTAAGGTTGTGCGGAGCTAGCTTAGTTGCAAACCCAACTGCGATACCAGAGTCCCCATTAAGGAGGACAGCGGGGACCGAACTATTGAATCGAATAGCTTCCTTTCGACTCCCATCGTAGTTGGGGCGGGTGTCCCATACTTCCTTATCCTGGAGGAGAAGGTCAATGGCGGAAGTGCGTAGCCTATTCTCTACGTACCGTTCAGCCGCAGGATTGTCCACTGAGCTGCCAACATTCCCGTGGCAGTCAATCCACGGAATGTTATTATTCCACTCTGTAGCCATGTTGATAAGTGCGCCATAAGCCGACCCGTGGGGGTGGTAATAGGCACTGGTTAGGCCGGTGGTTCTAGCACATTTGACGTAGGGTTTCCCAGGTAGGAGACCTTCCTCCAGCATCGTTTGAAGGGTGCGTCTTTGGGCAGGCTTCAGCCCATCGTAGATATCAGGAATGCTTCTCCCGACGAGTACGGCCATTGAATAGCTCAGGTAGTCTTCCTGAAGCTGCGTTACCAGGTTTGTTGATGTTTCCATGGCGTCATTATAGTCGGTCTTTCTGGTTGTAAACCCTATCTAGGATGCGGCTCTTAGCCGAGTAGATAGGTAACTCCCTAAATTTGGGGTCTATATGAGCTAGGTAATACTTCAAGCCAACATCGATAGCATTGGCATCTTCTTCCGACTCAAACCGACCATTGGGGTCATAGGGAACTTCCCTACTTAACAGAAAGTTCCAATGAGTTACGCCATTACTGGTAGAGTGATTGACAAAAGATTGTGCTGCGTAGTCGATGTAATTAGTAGCTTCGCCCCAATTCCACGTGGCGTAGAACCCCGCTAGCAAAACAGGGGAGTCGGTCACTATGTAGTCTACATTTCCATACAGGAATGACTCATAATGAGATTGCTTACCAAGCATGTAAAGCTGGTCGTATTCCCCAATGTTGTGTTTCCGGTATGCCCAATACTTGGCGTATTCTCGGCACAGCTCTACACTAAAGCCTCTGGTTTTTAGCTCACCGTACAAGACGGCTGCTACGGAGGATTTGCCAATGCCAGGTCCCCCAAAAAGATTAATTACAGTTGTCATTCGTACCAGTCATTGTTTTTGTCAAGGCCAAGCTCTTTTGCTATTGTGTTTGCGTTTAGCTCGGCTTTTTTGTTAATCTGCGATTCTACCCAAGGCATCTCTGGATTAACGGCAAACCATAGGTAGGCTTTACGCACAGAAGTCTTGACCCCCTTAAACAAAAGAGCCAAGTATAAAGGCACGTTGTCATCTATTGACGCTATGTAAAGTAGCGTTGCCAGAAGAATTGTCCAGAGTGAAGTGGGTAGGGACATTTGTAGCGTCTTATTACACTTGCAGAGATTCTACCCTTGGCCTATTGTACCACTCTCTTGCTTGAGAAATCTCCCAACCCACCCCAATGTGGGCCCCTTCCAAAGCGTCAGCGATTGACATTGCCAACGTTTCCAACTCATCTATCTTATCAACCAAGTCTCGATAGCTTGCTGCTGTAGTACCAACAGTGGTGTCTACTGGTTGTCCGATAGTAAGGGGGAGCAAGTGGGAGCAGTCGGGGCATTTCCACCCCGTTACGTCACCGCCAGGGTCTCTAACCCCCAGTAAGCGGGAGTGAAAGGCCCCTGGCTCACAAGTGTGGGCAAGCAGAAGCTCTGCGCCAACAAGGTTGGTTTCGCAGTGCGGGCATTGCCGAAGCAACAAAGTTGAAAGAGTCATGGCAAGGAACTAAGATCTTTTGTGGAAAAAACAACGGTGTCTTTAGAAGTATCGGCACCTTGGCGGGTTTTAGCTGTCATGATTATACTTATGGCATCATCAGAGTTTTGCCAATAGAATATCTTTTCACCATATGAAAACCCCCAACGTGCAATATCTCTGAAGCCCCAGTTACTGCTGTCAGTGTTATAAGTTAAGATGAGATTACCATCCTTTAATGAAGACACTCGCCTAATGTAATACTTTAGGTAAGTGCGTTTACCAGTCAAAAAGCGGGTAATGACGTTGGTGGGGAAACTTTCAAAGACAACTTCATAGTCAGTTGACTCAAAGTTAGAGAACTCCCGGTACAAACCCTCAAGATTCTTCATGCGTCAGACATCCAAATCAAGAAAGGAAAGTTCCCCCAAACCAATAAACTCGACCCCGTTGTGTACCGTATGGTGGTCAAAGTGCCAGTGGCCATGAATCCACAAATCAGGCTTGTGAATCTCAAGCATGTTGTCGAAGCATTTACGGGTGGTGCAGGGAATGTCATACTTGAACATCCCTTTCTCGTGAACAAGGCGGGAGATTACACTATCGGGGCACTCATGGCTCACGACAATCTTTGGCTTTACCAACTCATAAATGTCCATAACGTTGCAAAGTTCCTTGTAAGAAAGCTCTTCATCGTGCCACCAGTCGTAATTCTCAGTGCGCCTATCTTTGTCAATAGAGACAGCGCCGCCAACACAAAAGATGTCAGCACGGCCAAATACCGAACCACCGTCCTTAATCCAAAACGGGTGACTACTACACTTTGCGGGATTATCGTGGTTGCCACGGATGAACCGGTGCTCACCCTTAGCCATCTGGTCATAGGGAGGGCTGCTGAATTCTTGCTCAGTCACAGGGTTACGAAAACCTACCCCAAAGTCCCCCACTTGCAAAGACTTGTCAATGCCTTTGATTAGTTTCTTGTATCTGTCCCAGCGACCGTGAACATCGCCGATGAATCGTATCTCCATTATCAATCCCAAGAAACATGATGCTATTGTAGCAGTTTGCCGCAGGTAAGTCAAGGGTGGCTTACTGGGGCAGCGGCAGTTGAGAACTAAATGATGTTTTTATTCCACCTTGGTGCCCACGTTTAGTATGTATTGCCGCTAGTTGAAATCCCAACTGGGGCCAAGGTTTTTCAGGGGTTGGAACACAGTATATCTCTGCCATGCCAAACCCCATACCCACCATGTCACGGATTCTTTTCTTAGTGGTGTAGTGGTTTATCGTGGTTAAGAAAACAATATTGTCAGAAATATCCATAGCGTGGACTAAGAACTTTTGCATCTTAGACCAAGGTGGGTTTGTAATAATCCAGTCAACTTTCTTGGTGTAGGAGAAGAAGTCCCTACCCTCAGAAAGTTCACACCAGTCCTTGTGGTCGGTTCCATAGTTGTTGAAGAAAGCCCCCTCCCCCCTACACGGGTCCAACATAAAACCTTCAGGAGAAAAATGATTGATAATGTCTATGGCCAACCACTCAGGGGTCATGACGATATCCTTTTCAGGGGAGTTGCTCGGTGGGCAAAAGGCCCTGGAGGACTTACCTATTTCCTTGTCCATGTGTTAAGGTTGATGGGGGTGATTGGGGACAAACGCCTGGGGCAGCAGTGTTATTTTTCATGATGCTATTGTAGCAGTTTCCCCTGAATCTCAAGGTAAAACATGTGGTACTTAGCAACACGGGCAATGTCTTTTTCCGTGACGCCTTTCAGACGACGGATGTCGGTGTTATGGCGTAAGTCCGCCATTTTCACACGCATTGCATCCTCGTTGGCAAACACCCGCTCCTTGTACTCATCGTAGGTTTCTCCAGGGATCTTGGTTAGTGCTCGAATTCCCTCGATAATGCGGTCGGTAATACCCAACTCTCGAAGTTGAACATAAGTGACTTTCGTATCCTCAATTACATCGTGACCGAGAGCAATGCATTGCAGTTCCTCGTCTTCGCTTTTCAGGTAATGCATCACCTTCAAGGGGTGGAGGATGTAGGGTTTTCCGCCCTTATCGTATTGACCAGCGTGGGCATTGGTTGCCAGCACCAGCATTTTGTTTAGAAGTTCGCCTTTGTTCATTGTTATCGGTGGCAAAGTAAATTGGGGACAAATGCCTGGGTGCGCCAGTGCTTGTCGGTTTGAACGTGGTTTTTTCGGACGAATTTTGCAACCGAAGTGCTGAAGTTGTCGTAGTGAAATGAGTCGGCAAGGCGAACCACATATCCTTCCGCCCCGTTAAGGTCCATGCTGTCTGCAAGATTGCGAATAGCAATCTCGTTCCAGATACCAAAGTATATCACAGGGACAGGGCAAATACCTAGCATTTCGAAGTATTCCAGGGTGTCACCCCAAGAGAGAGCATTGTTGTAATCGTCCCAAACGCTAAACCCGTAAAAGTACGATTTTAACTCGGTATAATGAACACTGTGGCAGGCCCAAAGGTTCTCACCACAGATACGCCACCCTTCCGGGATGTCCATACGAATACCGGACCAAAGTTGCTTAACCCACGCCCTATCTTCCCCACCTTTAGAGTCAATGCTTCGGGCATGAATATGGTCACAATACATGGTTGTATTTTCCCCATCCATCTTCTCAGTGACAACAACCTGCTTGCCGACAAAGTGGGAAACGTTGGGGCAAAGCTTATCGTCTGAGGTCAGAGCCTCGGACCAAGGGAGATGGGAGGTGCGAGGGTATTTGGTGTAGTTTCCCATCTCTTTGTCCAGCAAATCAGTTACCTAGGTTATCGAGGCCCAGTGCGCTCAGGGTGTCTAATGCGAGGGCTCTTTGACCGTCAAGATACCCGCGAGTATAAAGTTGGTCACTGGGGGCTACGCCCTCATTCTTGTAGGCTGCCTTGGTCAAGATGACTACGGCTTTAACCATGTCTACGGTGAAGTGTTCGGGCATGTGGGGGGAGGGGGGGGGTAGCGGTTTGTTTACGAACTTATTGTATCACCTTGACCAGTGCCCGTCAACCGGCTTCAAGTCTAAGGAAATTACGAATTGTCCAGCCAACGAGATCAAAGCGCTTCCCTAGGCCAATGTCGTAGCTGGAGGGGTACTTGTGATGATTATTGTGGTAGCCTATACCAGTCAGTACATGCATAGTGACGCTGTTGGTAGCCACGGTTTCCGCATAGTCTTTGGTTCCAATAAAGTTTGTATGTAGGAATATGTTGACTGAAGTATTGGCCAAGTACCACATTGCTGATCCACTTACAATGAAGTAGAATAAGTACGGACTTAACAGAAAAGTACCCACCCAAACAACAACCCAAAGCAACCAATAGTTGTTGTTCTCCCACAGCAGGTAGTCCCGGTCTGGTCCCCTAAGCAAGTCTGTTACCAAAGTCTTCTTATACTTCCCTGTGTACAAACCAGTCAGAATTCTCCACCACGGGACATAGGCTGGGGAATGGGGGTCTTCAGGGCCATCCTCATTTGCATGGTGGGTCCTGTGAACCGTGGTCCAACTGAGAATTGCCCCCTGCCCAGCCAATAGGGCAAACAACCTTAGTATCACCCTCCCCGTTGCCCCAGTTTCGTAGGTGCGATGAGAATAATAACGGTGGAGAGAAGACTCTGACATCACGCAAAAAACGTGCAGTCCGACAAATGCTAGCGGAATAAGGAACCACTGATGGAACCAAATCGTAGAGATACTGAACAGAAGCAAGTTTCCCCACACTACTCCCAAAGTTTGTTGGTACGGGGTGAGCAAAGGTTGCTGAGTCTTAATGGCCATTGGTTATGTACTTAGGTATGACCCGTCAAAGTTCACATACACTATGTGGTCGCCCCTGGGTCCGATCCCCAGGTAGTTCATTCCGCCCAGTCTGGCTGCTATTTTTGGGGTAATTTTTCGGTTCTCAAGCGATGCCATAAGGCCCCTTGGTTTAGGGTCGGCTGGCAGGTCCCTCAAGTAGTCAATAGTTACTCTGAGTAGATTGTGTTGGGAGGGAATTTGACGGTTTTGTTCCGATTTTGCGGTAGATGTAGAAAACAAGTAGTATAGGCCGTAGGTGCCACACTGAGCCAGTTTTACAGTGCTAACTGATACGACTATATTACCCTTTGTTCTCACGGCAACGACGCCGCTGAGACGATTGGTTGCCTCCGGTTCAAATACGGTGCCGTCAGTATGCCACAGCTGTCGGATGCTGTTCTTCAGGTTGTCGTCCAGGTTGTTGAAGACAATCTTGATGTCATAGGGGGTATCTTGCATGGTGTTTTCATTTCGCCTCCCAATACTTTGCCTCTTGACCACAAAGATAACTGTGTATCCTTTCATATCTACAAGAGTAATTATTTGCCTCCGCTGTTACAGGATTTATATTGTTAGGCCGTATGCAAGTATCCGAGTAAGTTCTATCCCAAGAAAGATTAACCCCACCTTTAAGGCACCATTTACAATCTTGACAGAGTTTAGTCATAAAACCCCCAGTTCATCACATACCGCATCAATCTGTCTGAGACAATCAATCCAACCAAATTCATACATCATGCCTTGTTCTTCTTCCCAGTTAAGAGCACTACCAGTCATAAGTTCCCGTAGTTTTTCAAGAGTTTCTTTGAGCGCTAGAGCAGGATTGTGATTTTCACTATTACACAGAACACTCAAGAGTTCTTCTGCGATTTGTTTGTTAATCATAGTTTTTCAGTAAGTTTATCAAAATCAAGAGGGGCGCATAAAATTAAAGGGGGGCAGTCATCAATATAAGGAATAAAATGAGTAATGCCCTTCCCAATCAATCACAAAGCAGAATCATTGCGATATATCCAAGATTGAGAATCCATATCAAAACCACTTCGTTCATATGGTTCTATAATATAATCCTCTTCATCAAGAGCAGAGTCTCCAACCATTATCCGAAACTTATATTCCCAATACTTATCTGTTGAGTTCCACCACCAGCATCTCCAGTCTGTATCAAGTAGTTTTCTAGTAGGAAGTCTAAACTTATCACCTTCTCGAATAGCGTAAAGTTTGATGAACTTTCCAGGTGGTTTTGCATCAGGGTCTAGACCTCTCGCAATCATATCAGCACGACAAGCATCTGCTTCTGCTTGCCAGATTGAATGAATGTGTGAGTATTTTTCAATCATTCGCCATCTCCAGAATGACTCTAGTCTTCGGTTTCATCATCGTCTCGCTTATCTTTGAGCACAAGGTGATCATAGGTGCCTGCCAAGTAGTGGTAAAGTTGCCTGGCGTAGATTTCGTGGGTTTCGCCTTGGCCCTCTACAGTGCCTTAAGTGTAGATTTAAGTTTCTCATTTTCTTCCTCAAGTTCTTTAATCTTGAGGTCTTTATCATCTTGAAGAACTTCTTTCTTCTCAAGAATGGTTCCAGTTACGTTAGCACCCTCAAGGTTAGCATACCTAAGGTTAGCATACCTAAGGTTAGCATACCTAAGGTTAGCACCCTGAAGGATAGCACCCTGAAGGTCAGCACCCACAAGGTAAGCACCCTCAAGGTTAGCACCCCGAAGGTTAGCATACCTAAGGTTAGCACCCTGAAGGATAGCACCCTGAAGGTCAGCACCCACAAGGTAAGCATTCTCAAGGTTAGCACCCTGAAGGTCAGCACCCACAAGGTAAGCATTCTCAAGGTTAGCACCCTGAAGGATAGCACCCTGAAGGTCAGCACCCACAAGGTAAGCACCCTCAAGGTTAGCATACCTAAGGTTAGCACCCCGAAGGTTAGCATACCTAAGGTTAGCACCCTGAAGGATAGCACCCTCAAGGTTAGCACCCTCAAGGTTAGCATTCTCAAGGTTAGCACCCTCAAGGTTAGCACCCTCAAGGTTAGCACCCTCAAGGTTAGCAAAGGGTTTGATTTCGTATCCGTTGATGTTCATCAGGTTTCTGTGTGTGTGTGTATTATAGGGCAGAGTGGGGCAGAGTCAGGGGCAGAGTGGACAGTTCGTCAGGTGCCCTCATCATATGAAAACTTCTATGGTTTGTGTTGAATTTTGTGGAGACATCATACAACACTGTTAATCCAGTTACGGTCTGGTTGCAAACTCTCTTGATTTCTCAACATAGTGCCCTTAAATCCATCCATCACCCAAACACTTCTACCATCATCCCAAGCATTTTGTAATCCAGCAACATTAGACCACAAAGGCCAAGCATGATCAGTATCAAGTATTTGTGGTCCTTTGAATCCTGGTATTTTTTCTCCGCCAGATGGAGCAATCCAATCAGCATCAATCTTAGTTAACCAATCTTGTGTTCTACCTTTCGATGCTTTCATTCCTTGAGCATATGATGCCCCAACTGGTTTATCAGTAAAACTTTTTACCCACTCAATCACTTTACCTTGAAACCATTTTACTGATTCACGATGTAATTCATTACCCACCTCATACATCACATTATCATACTTTTCAAGTCGTGATGTAACCTCTTTTACATGAGCACGTTGATACTGATTCCACGGTCCTCTACTATGAACTTGTGAAGGATCTTTTGGTCCATCCTTCATACCATTGAAGGGATGTAACCTCCAAGAATCACCACCAGTTCCAAAGTAAGGAACAATACTTCCTTCAAATAAGCAAACACTTACAGTGATACCTTGTTCATCTGCTGCTTTAACTGTTTTCTCCAGAGCATCATAGTATCCACTATTCAAACGCCCACTTTTATCTTTTCTCCACGGCACATCATCAATCTTCACAACTCCTGGTGTGTTACTTCCCCAAGGCGAACCAGCAAAAACTGCTCCTCGTGTTTCTATAGTCCACAGACGAGTGAAGTTGCCTGTGATTTTATTCATACCAATACGTTCACCATTTATAGCCTGAACAGTATTCCAGGTATGATTACCTGCCAATTGTTCTTTCTTTCCGTCAATATAAAAGTTATTACGTTTTATTGTGATGCCAGTTATATTGTCTTCCATTTTATTTCTATTATGGTTTTAGTCAGGTCAGCACCCTCAAGGTTAGCATCCTCAAGGTCAGCACCCTCAAGGTTAGCACCCCGAAGGTTAGCACCCATAAGGATAGCACCCCGAAGGTTAGCATCCTCAAGGTTAGCACCCCGAAGGTTAGCACCCTCAAGGTTAGCACCCTCAAGGTTAGCACCCCGAAGGTTAGCACCCCAAAGGTTAGCACC